TTTCTAAAATGAGCTATTACAACACAATTGAGGAAGTAGGTTCCGCGCTTACTGAATCGAATAAGAAAACAAGGAAACAAGAGGATCTTATTTATGCTCTATTTCAAAAGAGGAATGAGCCACTAAGTCCTTCAATGGTATTAAGTCAGTCTGGTTTAAATTGTCCGATTACTTCGATCAGGCGGGCAATAACTGATTTAACTAATTCAGGCCGTATTGTTAAAACGGAACGTCAGGTAAAGGGTATGTATGGCAAAGCAGAACATTTATGGGAGCTGCCAGATCTAAAGTAACCAAAACAAGTATCCTTATCTAATACGCATACGCAGGCTTGACAAAGGGTTGACCCATTGGCACTATCAAATTAATGAAAAACAATTCATGTACGAGTTTAAAAAAGCGTTATGGATGGTTCTACTATCTACGCCTGTCCTTATTGGTCTTAACGATTTGGCCGATAGTGTGGCTGTTTACCCTGATAAAGCGACTCTTTATTTATCTGAAAAGCCTATGCATAAGCAGGCCTATGATACGAGAACCGATCCACTTTATTAGGTCTGAATCTGTGGAAAAAATCGACGAGTGGAACGATTACGACCAGGAAAAAAAAACTCAAGAATGGCTAGCCGCTTTTGATGATGACCAAATTTTAGAAAATGCTCGTTACGTGGCTGAATTAAATTACCACCTGCCTAATGAGCAAAACAACGAGCAAAACAACCTAACCAAATTTCCTGACGTTGATTATGATGATGCAATTCAGTAGCGAAGTCTTAAATAGCCCTGATCTTATCCTTGCTGAATTAGCCAAGGTTAAACGAGAGATCAGAACACTTACAGCCGCCGAGTCTGTTCTTAAGGATGAATTGGAAGACCATCGGATTGATGGAAGGATCAAAGGTATTTTTGAATCGTTTGGAGTTATTGCAAAAAGGGTAAGAAAAGAAGGTAAGTGGAATTATTCGGAGCGATTAGAAAAATTAGAAGTAGATATGAAAACTGAAATAGAGGAACAGAAGACAATAGAAAGGGAAGACGGCAAGGCAAGACAGAACGAGCCTACTTTTTATTGGACAATTCGGAACAAGTCAAAAGATGAATAACCAACAAAAAATAGCTGCAGCCGAAAGGCGTATCATTGAGTTAAAAAATCTAATTAAACACTGGAGGAAAAAGGATGACCAAAGCAGAACTTGAAACCAAAGTAGCCAAAGAGCTAAAAGAGGTTTTAGACAGTGAAATATACAACAACGAGACTTTTCATTTGACGGTCAAAAAGCTTTTACCAATTTTGAGTCAATTACCAAAAGAGCCAGTAGATAACAAATATTTAAAAAAGATATTTGACCGCTGTTGCTTAAACCCTATTTACAACTTGCCTGATATTTAACTAATAAATGAAAATATCAATTGATGTAATTGGTCTACCTGTAGCGCAAGGATCTTTAACTAGAGCCAAGTTTGGTCTTAGATACTCAAACGCAAAAGTCCTCTCCGTATGGCGTGAAAGCGTAGTTAATTCATTATTAGCCGCACGTACTGAAGATTGGGAAAATGACGGGGCGTTTAGTGTAACTGCAATCTTTCGTTTCCAAAGACCTTTAGGACATACAAATAAAAAAGGCCTTCTTAGGAAATCTGCCCCATTACATAAATCAACTAAGCCAGATTGTGACAAGCTGCAAAGGGCCGTAGGTGATTCTTTGGAAATGGCAGCGATTATAAAAAATGATTCTCAGATATGCGAATGGATAGCGAAGAAATGCTATTGCATCGGACAAGACCCGCCGGGTGTTCATATGACTATTACTAATTTAAATATTACTAATTGCTAACGAGACGTAGTAAAGGGTCAACCCCTGTGTATAATTAAAAGGTATCGGGCAGGACTGAGGGAGACATCCTCAGAAACCTCCCGGGGGTCCGGGTAGAACCGGGTAATTCCTGCGGCGTTAAAGCCGCGTATTCTCCCGCTAAAAACGGGCAGGGGTAAGGGGCTAAAATCCTTTACTATTCCAAACCTGATACGCGAAGGGGTTTTGAGTTCTACCGCACCTTGGCAACTGGTCGTGAAGCCCGACCCGTGATCTGGTAGCTCCATCACGAACAAAAAAAAGGGTCGCACCCTGCCGAGAGGCTCCAATTACAAAAGTTTTAAATGACTTCTACAAAAGTTCTTTCAAAGATGCTTAAGCCTGAATTACTCAGGACAGCTAGAGGATTAGATAAGAGGGTTAACAATCAGGAAAAAGCAACGATGTTTTTGTTTTACGCCTTTGCTATTTCTCTTTCAGCCGCCTTTATCTTTTAACCACCGCGCCCCCTTTATGGGGGTTTTTAATTATGAATTTTCCATCTACTCAAAACCCAGAAGAAGCGTTAACACTTGCTCTTACTCTTTCTTTAACTGCCTCTGATGATGTGAAGGCTAAAGAATGTGCAGATATGGCTGACTCTATCGCTGCAACTCTTGACGCTGAAACAATCGAAAGATGTAAACAAAGAGCATTAACCATTTCACAAGAGGCTCAGTAATGAAAATTTCTTCTAATAATTCTTTCGACATTAATGTTTTAAAAGGTGCTTTATTAACCAACCCAAACGGGGCAGAATTTTACATCAAGGGCGTTTCTGTTGATGTTGTTAATCATTCAATTTCTATAGATCTTGAGGGCGGTCAATCGCTTGAATGGTCAACGCTTAAAGATTGGTCTATCCAATTCCAAGGATCTAAATAACCAACGTCGGGGGGCCTGAAATCGGTACGTCTTAGGACGGCACGTGATACAACACCCGTGAGGGAAACATAGGGAGCGTAATTGGCGTGATCCATCCCCCGACATTTAATTGTTACCTTTCTATTTCTAAAACTATGGGAGCAACTCCGCGCTATAAAATCAACGATCAGGTAAACAAGAAAAAAAATAGTGGGGTCTTTTTAACAATAGGCTCAGCTATTGGGACCGTTGTTTCAATGAAGGTAAAAACTAATAAGAAAGGTACTCCGAGTTATTACTACGTTATTCGGTGGGAGGATTCTAGGACTAGTGAGCACGCACAACATATGTTGGTGCCTTCTCCGTAATATTGTTAATTAATTATTACTATGTAGACGTATGGGTCAACCCTAGTCTATAATTAGAACATACACAAAGGGGAGACTCTTCCAATGAAAATTCAACTACAAGCTTTAGAAAACGGTTTCGGTGTTGTAGATGGCGGCAAAACTTCTCAGCAATTAAACGGTTATCGCTTCACTGTTGTTCGTTTTGAAGACAACGCTGTTTACCACTTCGCAACTACTAAGCAAATTAAAGAACTTTGGAAATAACACCGAGGGCCGAAAGGCTCTTTTTTTTGCCTATTAATATTGTGGGCCAGCTCAACCGCTGCTTTGCTCACTGGTGATGGGGAACACTCCAAACGCTGACCCATCCTAAACTTAACCCGCTAGGCTTAATGTGCAAGCGTAGTAAGTATTATGCGGCGTTTCCTCGATTGGTTAGGTTCCGGCTTTGTTTATAGATCCCCGACGAATAAAATTGAAGCTTGGAGAAAGAACGCAATGTACATGACAAGTAGACAGTTAAGGGTATTAGCGGGAACAACTAGCCATGTATCAAAAGCCGTTTTAATTAGTCGCTATATCAATGAAAATATGAGTAAAAATGAGTATGATTAAAAGGTAGTTTACCCCCTTCGCAAGTATTAGCATTTTGGTTATTGGATAGCTATTAAGCCCTTGATTCTTAGAGGACATCAGGGGTTTTTTAGTGTCTACCTATTGCGCCAATTCTTATTCCTTTGTGTCCCTTCAAGCGCTGCAATCTTCTGTTCTACCAACGCTACCCGCTTAAATAGGCTTCTCACGTCCTTGTCTTTTCTATTGACCACAATGCTAAGGGTGAACAAGAAAATAGAGACTACTGCCCCTATACAAGCCGCTATAACTTCATTCATTTATTAAACCTCTTATCCCACTTTTCATAGATTGCTTTTTCTTTTTTAAACCTTTCGTAGGTTTCTACTTCTACTTGTAAGCCTGTGAATGTATTGGCGTGAGGGTGTAAAGGATCTGTCCCTCTTTCGTCAAGGTCATATAAATAATTCATCCTCTCATTTCTTGCGGCGTTCTCTGCCACGGTTAAGTCATGCCACATGCTAAGCCTAGACAATAATCTATATCTTATTATTCTAAGACAGTAAAGCAATTAAATTATGATCGACGCTGTAAAAGGTAAGCCCAAAGAACCTGAACAGAAAATCATTCAAAGAGACGACGATCAACCGGAATATCAAGAAAAAATAATGTTCTTGGTTTCAACTTCAGCTCAGGGCTTTATTTTAGTTTGGTGTTTACTCGTCTTGTCTCTTGGATACATAAAATTGCCTACAAGGATGTTTGGCATGGATATACCGGATCAACCAAGAATCGATTCGACTTTTGCGGCGGGGCTTTTGGGCAATATTTTGGCTGGCTGGGGCATAAGTGTTGGAGCAAATAACGGTAATAAGAAGAAGAAAAAAGAAGAGGGTGAAGGATCGGGGCCGCTACTTACAAATAATGGGGATAAAGTTATTATCGTTAAACAGCCGATTGAACTAATTGCTAAGCCTGCGGAAGTTCGTCGTGTTGATCCAATCACAAACCGCCCTATAGGGGATGACGGGAAACTCTCATGAAACGCCTACTAATCCCTTTTCTCCTTTTGGCTGCTAGCCCCTGCTATGCAGATTTCAAGCACGAACTAAAAACA